GGCATCACTTACCTTTGAATACGCCTTCTAGTAAATCAGTTACTACATCCATCATTTCTTCAAAGAAAATTTGTTCTTTATCTTCTTTAACGAATGGAATATTGATTTTCTCATTCATCTTTGTAGCAAGCATATCTGAAAACTCATCAGATGCTATGTGACCCATAGCTTCTTCTTTCATTTTCTCGGCCTGCTGTTCCGCTAATGCTACAAGCATTGATTTTATATCCATTATTTGTCCCTTTTTATTTTAACTATTTTATGACCAAGATATACAATACTCATCATTGCGACAACGCATTGTAAAAATAAATTTATCTCTGCTAAATAAACTCCATAATTAGCAAATGATACTGCTGATACTTTCATACTATCCATTAGTGTCTTCCATTAATTCTTGATACTGAACCTTTTATTTCCATTAATACATCAGACATATCGTTAATTTCCTTAACAGAATCTTCATGTCTCCTGTCTCTTGTTTCATCAGATTTGTTCCATCTATCAATAAGTTTTATTATCATACCTTCCATATTCTCTAAAGTCTCCTCCTGGCCTTTATTGATAACCTGTAATTCCTGTATAGATTCAGCTTGCTGTTCACTGCGTTTAGCATTCTGATATACCATAAAGACAAACATTGCTCCCACAACGCCTATCATCCCAGCTTCTGAATACAATGCTAAAAACTCTTCCATTATTTCTTTTTCCGTTTCCCCCAAGATAAGGGGTTAATATTAAATTCTTTTTCATAAAAACTTACTTTCTCTGCCAACTCTTCTCGTTCAATCCGTTCATCCACGATATGTTTATCAAGTAAATCCCCAATTTGCTCATTAGCATCAAGCATCTTATCTTCAAGTTCACCAAGTCTGCTTTCCACACGCCAATACCCATAAACAAGCATACCGACCAAAACGCATAACTGACCCAGCCATTTGAGGTTAAGGCTAATAACAGCATTATCGTCAATAATAGTGCTATTATAACTTCGTGCTGTTTTAACTTTTTCACCCACTTCACTTATGATTTTTTTCTAAGTAATTTTACTTTTTTATATTTTTTGTATTTAGGGGATTTTTCTTCTCTTGTCTTTTTTACTTTAACCTTATACATACCATGCGGCATACTTTCTCTTGCGGTCTGTTTTTTCTTTTTCTTTTTCTTGGCGTACTTTTCGTATCTACCAGCCATTATTCAGCTCCCTGTTTTGCCCTGTCCTGCCCAATCTTCTGGGCTTCCAGCCTTAGTTTCTCTTCATCGGTCACCATGCCACGCTCGGTTTTCATGTTGTCCAATGTCTGTTTGGTTGAATCCAGTTCCGACTGACGCTGTGCCGCTTCTGACTGCATTTGCATAGTCTGGTCGATATATTCCACAAATTTGTCTGAGCCTGAGATGGGGGCATTCTCCACAAGTGTCCTGATATCCACGAGCTGCGGGTTGATGGAGCCTATCAAATTAGCGAGGGCTACCATACGGTTGAAGTTCTCTTCCTTCTGGGTGATATTGCTTTCACCTTCATCAAGCTCTACATAGAGCGATGGATTTCTCACATCGTTGAAGACCTGTGCGCCAACGCTTAAATTCATAATCGTTTCAGCAAATACATCGTTTTCCTTGACCCGTATAACCCTGTCCATCTCGGAGTATACATGGCTGAAATTGTCTACAAAATCCTTGGCAAGCACCTTTCTCAGTCGGCTTAAATTTTTAAAGTAGGGATTAATGGCTGCAGCAGCACGCTGTACTTTCTGTTCGAAAAGAACCCCAGACTCCCCACTGCGGGCAGTCTCACCTTTCATAGCTTCAGAAACGAGCGAAACACGCTGTGCGAATGCAACGCTGTTCTCAGCATTTAGCATGATATCTGGCGGCAGTGATGAAGGAGAAAGTCTCTGGGGTACTATGGAAGGGTTGTTCAGTTCATAAACCATGTTAGGCTGATTGCCTTTCTCCTTGAGAGCTTTTATTGTTTCTTTCTCACGCTTATCAATAAATACACCGCCTGAGAGTATCTGGGTCACATAGTCCCTGACCTGAGATTTAGCCTTATTGACATCGTCCTGAATGTCAAGCAGGTGGTCAACAAGCGATGTTTGTTCGTTTATCTGGACGTTGTAGTTGTAGCTCCAGACCGGAAAGCAGTCAAAATTTGATGTGGGTTGTTCCATATCGTCGTCCTTGACGATAAGGTTCTTGAAATAGGGTATAATTGTTGTCACATGAATCTGGTCTTTATTGAACTCATTGACCATCATCAGGCTGGGATTCTCTTTTCTCAGCTTACGGTACTCGTTTTTCGGCAGAATCATGTAATCATTGCCATCGAATACATTCACCATTTTGGTGGTAACCCGTTCCTGCATCTCAAGCACCCGATAGCGGTCATTTATCTTGTCATAGTTCTCCAGATTGGAAGAATAGGTCTTATCGGTCATGCGACGGATTGTTTCAGAGAGTGTCTGATACCACGCCTTTGACCGTTCAACTTTCACATCGTAGGGGTCAATGCTGTATTTTTCTGATATAACATCCAGCGGCTCCCAGCCTTCCTTGACCAGCCAACGGCAGTGTTTCAAGTCATAGTCGTTTGCCCGTGTCTCCGGGTCTACATACACACGGAAATTATTCAATACATCGTACTTAAAATCCAGATACCCTTCTTCGTTCACTTCCCAGCTCCGCTGAATCCAGCCGCCAAGTTTCGTTGAAAGAGCGTCAATAAATGCGGTTTGCAGCTTATCTTCCAAGTCCTGCTCGTCGTTGATTGCGTTCCATCTGCCCTGCAGGATATCGCTCACACCGACAGACTCGATGGTAGTGGGCTTAAATTTTGCTGTCTTGCGGTTGAGTTGTTCATTCCCCACAAGGGTGCTGATTATGGGTGTGATAATATTATACTTAAGCAGCGGCTTCTTATACTTGGTAGCATTGGTTCTTTCGTCAGACGTAAATGTATCGCCATTCATATACCGCACCGCTTTCTCGGATTCTTCCCTCGCATTCTCGAATGAGTCCCGGCTGTATTTCCAGCATTTTAAGACCTTATCAGCCTGTTTGGACAGGACTCCTGCCGCATATTGTGACCCGGAAGGTGAATCGTTGCTGTATGAATCTTTAGCCATTATGCTGTTTTCCAACTTGTGCTGCCACCGGACTTATCTTCACCAATCCGATACCGCCACCCTTTTTTTCGTTTTTCATAGATAGCAAGGCTTGGCAGAACCTTTAATGAACCGTACCGGAGTGCATCGTAGTGATGGTCATCGGCTTTGGTATCAATATCTTCGGGGTCGTTTTCTGCCGATGGTAAATTAGGAAATGTTTCAATACATTGTAAACAATTTTCTGTGAATCGTATCCTTGGCTCACCTTCGTCAGGGACTTCCAGCCCTTCATAGACAATCTTGGCTCCTGCCTTGCGGTCATTGTTTCCCTTCGACAAAAATATACCATCATCACTATAAAAGTCTGCTGGCGAGTATAGCGCACCTTCCTTTTCCGAATGTTTCGTCCAGTAGGCAGGGTCGGCTATATCGTCGTCAAAATCATTTGGTTTTAGCTTATAAGTTTCCCATGTGTACTCGTTGACCATCTTAACCTGCTTGGATGCAGACAGCCCAGTCTCGGTTATTTCATCGAATACAACCATATTCTGGTCACGGTCTACAGCAGCAAACAGACACACAAACGGTGCTTTTGTGCCATAGTCGTAGAATCTGTAAAGGGTGTGGGTATTCTTCTTGAAATGCACGCCATACTGGAAATACGACTGGGGAATCACATGGTGCATGGGGTTCCAGTTATCGAAATAGGTTCCAGCAAAAACATCCCATCTCCCTTCCAGCCACATAGCCTTAAGCACTGGGTTTAAATTTTTAAGTTTTCTTACATAATTTGGGTCATTTTTTAAGAGAGTGGGGTTATCAAAGACGGTAGCAGGGATAAAATGGTAGCTGATTCCTTCTTCGTCTACAAAGGGTTCACCAGCTTTATGGTTCTGGTGATAGACATCGAATTCTTCGTTGTATCTGGGCTTGCCAGTAACGACTGGCGGGCAGCGGTCAATGAACTTCCGCTTGAGCCATATATGACCGATATTGCCGGGATTCGATGTGAGACATACCTGCGGCTGGAGAAGTTCGTTATCCGTCCGTGCAGATGTGGAAAGCTCTTCAATCCAGTCTTCAGGGAACTGGTTCGCTTCATCCACGCCAATGAAATTGTAGTTACCACCGATGTAGTTGTCCAAAGCACGCCTGTCCTGACAATGTACCAAGTAAACCTTGGCTCCAGAAGGGAATACATAGCATTTGTTCCTTTCCTGCCAGTTGGCGTTATAGAGCTTATACAGCTTATCGCATTCAGGCTTCAGGTTCCTTTCGAGCTGGGGAAACGTCCTACGCATC